GGAAAGATGAATATATTTGATCATCTTAAAAATATTACTACAAATAAAGGACCCTACTTAGGTGATGAAGGTTGGAATAACTGGATGATCAACCGTTATTTAAGTATGGATCCTGATTACTGTGAAGTAGTTAATTATATTCAAAAGAATACTTGGCAAATGAAAGGAGAATACCTTTATAATTTATATAAGGATCTTATTCCTAAACAGTATAAATACCTTAAATATATTAAAGCTAAGAATAAAAAAGAATATAAAGCTGATCAAGTAGAAGCAGTTGCTGCTTATTATGAAGTTAGTAAACATGAAGCTAAAGAATACATTAATATGCTTCCTAAAGAAGAATTAGAAAACATAGTAAATCAAATCAACGGGTAATGAATCACTATACAGAAGATAAACAAGGAAATCTACATAAACTAGATTCAATAGTTAGTTCAATTATTGAACAATTTGAACAACGTTCACTTAAAGGTAAAGAAAAATATGGCGTTGATTTAGATCGTACTGATTTAGATTTATTAGACTGGATTGAGCATGCAAAACAAGAACATATGGATGCTATTTTATATTTAGAGAAAATTAAACAAGAATACATAATAAGTGGCAGCCAAGAAAAAGTTATCTGAGATTGAACTTAAAATAAAGAATTACCAACCACCAGAAATAAATCACGCTTTTCAAAAAAGCGTTTCTTATTCTCAATATTCACTTTGGGCTTCTTGTCCTCATAAATGGTATCTTACTTATGTAGAAAATAAGCAACCCTACCAAGCTAGTATTCATACTGTATTTGGTACAGCATTTCATGAAACACTACAAGCATATATTACAACAATGTATGAGGAAAGTGGAGCGGCTGCTGATAAAATGGATCTTGAATTATTATTTCAAGAGCGATTTAGAGAAGTATATGCTAAAGAGTATAAAGCAGCTGGTGCTCATTTTACTGATGCTGAGCAGATGAGTGAATTCTTTGATGATGGTATAGCAATATTAAGATGGCTTAAACCAAAAAGAAACCAGATATTCACTATCCGCAGAACTAAATTATTAGGTATAGAGTTACCTCTATTACTAAAAATAGATAATAATATCTACTATAAGGCATTTATTGATTTTGCTTTATATGATGAAAGTTTAAATAAAGTTTACATATATGACATCAAAACGTCGACTCGTGGATGGAGTGACAACGAAAAAAGAGACGATCAAAAAACTGCTCAAGTCCTACTATACAAAGAATATTTCGCAAGACAGTTTGGATGGGACGTTGAACAAATCGAAGTCGAATTCTTCATCGTTAAGCGCAAAATCTATGAACAAGCTGAATACCCTATTCCCAGGCTTCAGTCATTCAAACCCGCTAGTGGAAAAAATAAACGAAAACAAGCAATAGATAACTTTGAAGCATTTGTTAAGGATTGTTTTGATGAAGTTGGAAAACCACAAATAAAATCGTATCTTAAAAATGCAGGTGAAAAATCATGCAAGTGGTGTCCATACAACGATAAACAAGATCTTTGCAACAAAGTGCATTCTTTCTAATAAGCGTATATATTTATATTCAAATATATTATTATGGGAAACAAAATGCAATTAACAAGCGTAAAAGTTCCTGAAGATTTATTTGAGCAATTTAAAATTGCATGCGTAAGATACAAATTTAGCGTACAAAAATTAACAGAGCGCTCTATGTTCTTATACTTAACAGATGAAGAATTCAGAAAACAAATTCACAATCAACTAGACACACAATTTACAGGAAGTATTTAAAAATTAGTTACATGAAAGAAGGTTATATCCCCCAAGCACAACGAAAAAAAATCTTATTGCTTTGTGACGACATTAGAATGACAAGTGGTATCTCTACAATGGCTCGTGAAATTGTTCTTGGTACTGCTCACCATTATAATTGGGTAAACGTAGGAGGAGCAATTCAACACCCGGATAAAGGCAAACGTCTTGATCTTAATGCGGATACAAACAAATACGCTGGTATAGAAGATGCAAGTGTATATCTTTACCCTATTGATGGGTATGGATCCCCAGAACTAATTCGTCAATTAATGGAACTGGAAAAACCAGATGCCATTATGTTCTTTACAGATCCTAGGTATTGGGTTTGGTTGTTTCATATGGAACAAGAACTTAGAAAAAAAGTTCCATTTATTTACCTTAACATTTGGGATGACTTGCCTTATCCAATGTATAATAAGTCATTTTATGAATCTTGTGATGCATTACTTGCTATTTCAAAACAAACTGAAAATATTAATAGATGTGTATTGGGAGAGGAAATAGCATCTGAAAAAATAATCAAATATATTCCTCATGGAATAAATGAAGATTCATTCTTTCCGATTAATTCATCTCATCCTGAATACCTTGCACTTCAAGACTTTAAAAAACAACTATATGGAGGTAAAAATTATAAATTTAATCTTCTATATAATGCAAGAAATATTCGCCGTAAATCGGTTCCTGATTTGATGTTAGCTTGGAAAATCTTTATAGATTCACTTACAGAAGAGCAGGCTAAAGAATGTGTATTTACTCTACACACACAACCTGTTGATGATAATGGAACTGATCTCCCTGCAGTACAACAGATGTTATTTGGTAACGATTCAAAGTATAATCTTACCTTCTCAAATGGCCGCTACCCAGCTAATATAATGAATTTACTTTATAATACATCTGATGTTGTTGCTCTAATTAGTTCAAATGAAGGATGGGGATTATCATTAACTGAAGGGATGATATGTGGTAAACCAATTATCGCTACAGTAACGGGTGGTATGCAAGATCAAATGCGTTTTGAAGATGAAAATGGTGAGTGGGTTAAATTCACTCCTGAATTTGGATCTAACCATAGAGGTAAATATAAGAAACATGGTAAATGGGCATATCCCGTATTTCCAAGTAATATTAGCTTAATTGGTTCTGTCCCTACACCTTACATATTTGATGACAGAGCAAATCCACACGATATAGCAGAACAAATAAAAGCCGTGTATAATACTAAACTAAACAACCCAGAATTATATAAGGAACAGTGTGAAGCTGCTAATAAATGGGCTACTTCAGATGAATCAATGATGTCTGCTAGATGGATGTGTAAGAATGTAATTGATGGAATTGATAAAACATTTGATAAATGGGAACCTAGATATGATTTTGAATTAATTAAGGTAGAACCCCTTGAACAACCTAAACATTTTGTAAAACACGTTATCGCACAATAATATGAAACCACTAATAGTTATAAGCTGTCCAATTGATACATTTTCCGGTTATGGAGCTAGATCTAGAGATGTAGTGTTACCTATTGTTAAATCTGGAAAATATGATGTAAAAATACTTCCACAAAGATGGGGAAATACTCCTTGGGGATTTTTACAAAATGATAATCCTGATCATAAATTACTTAAAGATTGTTTATTATTAAACCCTCAATTACCAAAGCAACCAGATTGTTGGATTCAAATTACAGTGCCAAATGAATTCCAACCAGTAGGCAAATTTAATATTGGGATGACAGCGGGTATTGAAACTACAATTTGCGCTCCTCAATGGATTGATGGAATTAATAGAATGGATTTAACTTTAGTATCTTCAAACCATGCTAAAAATATATTTGAAAATAGTAAATTTGAAGAAAAAAATAATCAAACAGGTCAAGTAGTTCGTAATATTAAACTTGAAAAACCTATAGAAGTATTATTTGAAGGAGTTAATACAGACGTATATAAAAAAGTAGATAAAGCTAATGAAAGTGAAATTTGGGATGTATTTGATTACATTAGTGAGGAATTTAACTTCTTATATGTTGGTCATTGGTTACAGGGTGAGTTAGGTGAAGATAGAAAAAATACAGGTATGTTGATTAAGACATTCCTTGAAACCTTTAAAAACCAAAAACAAAAACCAGGACTTATTCTTAAAACATCTAGTGTTGATTATTCTGTTTTAGATAGAGAGGAAATATTAGATAGAATTAGAAAAATTATATCTACTGTAGAAGGAAATAACTTACCACAAATATATCTTCTTCATGGTGAACTATCTGATGAAGAAGTAAATAATCTATATAACCACCCTAAAGTAAAAGCACACGTATCGTTTACTAAAGGTGAAGGATATGGTCGCCCATTACTTGAAGCATCTACATCACAAAAACCAGTAATAGTAAGTAATTGGAGTGGTCATTTGGATTTTCTTGATCCTGAAATGTCGATTCTATTATCTGGAGAATTAAAACAAATTCACCCTTCAGCAGTAGTACCAGATATGATCCTTCCAGAAAGTGCTTGGTTTACTGTTGATTATAAAAAAGCAGCTGAAACGCTTGAAGATGTTTATAAAAATTATAAAAAGTATACTGACGGGGCAAAGAAACAAGCTTATCGTTCACGTACTGAATTTAGTTTAGAAAAAATGGGAGAAAACCTAATATCTATCCTTGAAAATAAAGTACCAAAACCAGTACAACTTAAACTCCCTCAATTAAAGAAAATTGAATTACCTAAACTTAAAAAGGTAGACTAATGAAAGAATCACTTGGAACATGCCCTAAATGTAATGGTAACGCTTGTCACGAAGCATCAAATGAAAAATTCACTGTATGGAGTTGTTTTGGATGTGGATTCACAGCTAATATTACTACAGTAGATGAAAATTTAGAAAATATTGAAGGAGTAATGCCTCAACTTTATATTGATTTAAAATTTAAAGATGCTAAAGGATATAATTGGTATCCATCAACAGTAATTTTAGATGATAAAGCAATGGTATTTGCTGATGGCAAGTCAACTGAAGATTGGAAATGGGCAGGTATTCAATCTAAAGATGGAAAAGCAGATATGACAACAGTAAAACACTTTGAAGAAAAAGAATTTATGGAAGCCCTAGATTATATAGGTTTCTTTGAAAAACAAAAATAACGTTATGCCTTCAATTAGTTATGCTATTACTGCTTGCAATGAGCATGTTGAACTTGCTCGTTTACTTGAATTACTTGAAAATAATATCCGTGATGAGGATGAAATTGTAATTCAATTAGACATGGATAATGCCACTAAAGAAGTAAGAACAATAGCTAATAAATACACAATGTATCCTTTAAATGGTGACTTTGCTTCTTTTAAAAATCACTTAAAAAAATTCTGCACTAAAGATTATATATTCCAGATTGACGCAGATGAATATCTTTCAGAAGAACTACTAGCCTCACTCCCAGAAATATTAGAATTAAATCCTGAAGTTGAATTATATGCTGTCCCTAGAATCAATACCGTAGAAGGATTAACTCAAGAACATATTCAAAAATGGGGATGGAATGTTATCT